TTGATGAAGTGGACGGCAAGGTTATCATCTGGGCCAACTATAGATTTGATATTCAAAACATTCAAAAAACATTAGCAGAAAAATTCGGAGAAGAATCTGTTGCTACGTATTACGGTGATACAAAAGATAAAGATCGCCAAGACATAGTCGATAGATTTCAAGATAAAGATTCTAAATTAAAATACTTTGTTGGTAATCCATCGACAGGGGGTTATGGTTTAACATTAACTGCAGCTCACACTGTTGTGTATTATTCTAACACGTATGATTTAGAAAAGCGTATGCAATCAGAAGATAGAGCGCATCGTATTAGCCAGGTAAATAAAGTTACTTACATTGATATGATTGCTGAAGGTACGATTGATGAAAAGATTGTGCAAAGTCTTCGTAGTAAGATTGATATCGCTAGTGAAGTAATGGGTGAACAAATTAAAGAATGGGTTATCGAACCTATCAAAAAAAGAAAGGAGTCCTAATGGACACAAGTAAATATAAATCTGTAGCCACAAAGATGGATACATATAACAAAGCAAAAATAATTGCTAGTCATTCGCATCGATCTATCGGAGCTGTTATCTCCATGTTAGTAGATCAAGAATGGGCTAAACAAAAACCGCAAGTTAAAAAAGAATTGAAGAGTGCTGCATGATGTTTGACTTCTGGCACATAGCTGCAATCGTGTTGGTGTTTGCTCTTGGTTTCATACTTGGTGGAAGATGGAGAAAAAACAAATCCAAAAAAGAAGCAATGCATTATTTGATGGAAAGAATCTCGCACGATTTAAAAGAAAACAACATAGAGATGTATAGAAAGAAACCTATAACAGATGAAGACCAAAAAAAATTTGAAGCGTTGCTTAGAGATAGAACATAACAAGCTCCGAGCTGCAGCTCTTCGCGATCCACGGACCACGAAAGATGTTTCGATTCGTATGCGTTTACATCGTGTTGAATCTATTATAAGGAGGAGATATGGTAATGATTATTTGTTCGAACTGCAAGGGCAACGGTTACATAAGGCTGAGATTTGAAGCAGAAGAATGCATACACCAATGTGAAGCCTGCAATTCACAAGGCGAGGTACGAGAAGATGAATACTACCACCAGTCTTGGAACGACGGCTCAGGGTCATGCAGCATATACTACGGTCCGCCACTTGACGTCGAAGGAGATGAAGGATTTAAAAATTATAAAATTTATAACAAGTAAAGAATAAAGTTTGCTACAGGTTTATGTTCGTCGTTGTGGACCTGTAGTAATATTCGAGGGAGAACCACCTTTTTAGTGTATTTTGTAGGTGGTTTGTCGCGAAGTCTCTCGATTCGTAAGTAAAGGGGTACTCCTTTCGTTTCATGGCCCCTTTACTTTTCTTATAAAATAACATAGAATCACGCAGCGGAAGGCTGCATATGAGTATTAAATTGCCTGATAGTCCTGTGAGTAGAATCTCCAGGTGTTTTAAATGTCATCATCTGTCTGTTGAGTTTTGGAATCCAAAGTATAACCGAAGCTACACAGTGGAGGAGTGGTTGACTATTTGTGAAGAAGGAAGAGATTCACTGCGCAAGATCCTCGGACCTATTGTAGAAGATCCTAAATGGTTCTTCGACTAGGATTTTTTCCCACCGATTCTTTTTAAATTGATATGCCTTCTGATCTCTTCTATTTTCTGTATATCCTTTGTGCTTTTTGTTTCTTGTATTCCAATTACTTGTCGATTTCCTAAGCCTTGTTTGTCCTGTTATCTGCCAATTGACAGCTCGTAAGCTGGCGCCTGGTTCTGTTTCCAACGTGTAGGTGATTATTCGTTCACCGCCCATGGCCCTCCATATCTTTTCACATCTAGCATAGAGATACGAACAAGCATTCTTTGGTGCTGGATCTTTGATGCATACTCGTAAGACCTCGAGCGTTCCTCCATCATCCAAAAGCCTTGCGACTGGTCTGCCACAAACAGCGACCCCGACCAACGATTCACGGCCCATGATTCCTATGCTGAACTTGTGCCCTGTTACTTTTTTATTATGCCTGTGATGTGCCGTGATATACTCGTTCGCAGCTTTGAGAGAGATTGGTATTATTCTAAAATTACTTTTTATTAATTTGTTCATCAATCATTTTACCAAGAACAAACACCATAAACCCAATGAAAACCAGGGCTAAGAGTATTAGCCCTAGTAAAATATTCGTTATCATCATTACCTCCATGTATCTTTTAAAGGTATGAATTTACCTTTTAATTTACAAAACTCCAAGGCTTCTGCGTTTGAATTACCATATGCAACCAAACAACTTGGCGCATTGGCACAGTCACCCTCGCTACCATCAACATGGTAAAATTTTAATCTACCTTTGAAGAAAAAGACTGCGTGAGCTTTACTCCACACTTGCTCATGAAACCCTATTGTTTCTGTTCTTGCAAATATTAAAGCAATACCATTGCCGTGGTCATAAAGTTTTTCCAACCATTTAAAAGTTTCCCTACCATAAGGAGGGTTACACCAAACTCTGCCTTGCCAATCTCGTGATAAACCATCCATCCATTTATGGTAATGATTTTTAGCTGTATCCCACGGCCTTTTATCTGGGTGAGGTGAGCAAGGGTCAAGATCGAACTCACCAAGCTCTTTAATAATATAGGGTGGTGTTAACCACTCATCATTATTGGTTGTGTTGCTGTTAAAATCTTTCATGACTTCTCCAAGTTATCAAAGGTTTCTATGTAATCAGCAGTAGTGCTGGTAACTTCCAGCACTTCTGATGTATCCGGGTCAACGGACATAGCAATGTCCGTTGCTTCTTCTTTGTTGATTGCATTAACAATCCAGGTATCTTGTTTGATGTAGCGCTCAGTTACCTTGAAAGTTTTTAATCCCTCTTCTTCTTTCAAGCGTTCTGCCGCTTCCTCCATGGCTCTTTCTTGTTGGTCCATGACCCACGAATCAAACTTACTCATAGTTTTCCCTTTCATTCCAATGGTCTCGTTCCCACTCATTCCATTGGTCTTCTTCTAATGCGCTCCACTCCTGGTCCCACTCGGCATCTTGCTCTTTGCGTATGAGCTCGTCTTCAGGTAGGTCCGGTATTTGTTTTGGATCTTTACTCATGGTCATCCTCCCTAACATTAATTATTACTTCTATATTTCTTGTTGCATATTCGCCATTAACTGTTTCGTGCCACTGCTCAAGTAAAGGAACTAATCTTTTTAGTTCGATACCATCAGTGCCATCAAGACTAGCCAATAAGCAACCTTTTTTACGTTTACCTTTGGTCCACTTTGAACCAATATTATTAACGACATATTTATCTACAATCATAGTTTCTCCTTTTGATGTATGATATACTAATTATCCCATATAGATGTTGATGTCAAATAAAAACACCCCCTCCAATGAAGAATGAAAACATTGGGAGGGGGAAAGGGAGTGAATAAGATTCATCTATACAATGCTATAGTTATTTCTACAACAAAATTATATTTAACCTTTTAAATATCTCGTGTAGCGGTGTAGCGGTGTAGCGGTAGTGAAATAATATATACATTACAATGACTTAACCCTGGTTTAACCGCTACATGTCCGCTACGTCTGGTATATATGGCGTAGCGGTGGTTTCCTTGTTTTCTGCCAAAAACATGTTATAAGGGTATCATGGAACTAGAACAGTTACGAGACAAACTGACACCAAAACAAGCGAAGTTTTGTTTATTGTTTGTTCAAGAGGGTGACACAAAAACAGCTACAGAATGTGCAATCCTGGCAGGATACTCAGAAAAGAGGGCAAGAATTGAGGCCTCCGAACTACGCAAACATCCTGGTTGCACTGAATATATTCGTGAGCTGCGGAATCAAGAAGAAAAGAAATATGAAATTAATCTCCACAAACATTTAAAAAGGTTAGACCAATTGAGTAGAGGTGCGGAAGAAAAAGGCAATTGGAATGCAGCCGTAACGGCTGAAAAATCCAGGGGTCAAGTTGGTGGCCTTTACATTGACAGAAAAGAGATAATGCATGGCAGTATTGACCAATTAAATCGTGAAGAAGTTGATAAGTTATTGCGAGATATGGACAAGAGATTGTCTATCGAGGGGAGTTATAGTGAGGTAAATGACAACGAAACCGGAGACGAGATTCTGGAAAAGAATCAAAGATAAATTTACAAAAGTTACCTTAACAAGAATTGAAGCAGTCACTCCGTTAGGATTGCCTGATGTACTTGCGGTTTATAAGATCACAGATAAACAACGAGGACAGTTTTGGATAGAGCTTAAGGTAACTACGGGTAACAAAGTCAAGCTCTCTCCTGGTCAAATATCATGGCATATGAGCCATAATACGAATGGTGGTTGTTCGTTTATCATGGCTACCCCCCTCGGACGAGGAGGCATCTCGATTTATTCTGGATCTTGTGCCTTGAGACTTGCAAAGTTAGGCTTGAGCCTTGAACCCTGCGCCCTAATCCATGAGCCTTGTGACCTTGAACCCTGGTTTTTAAACCAGGTAACTTAGCTGCAGCTATCTTAATAATATTTTTAATAAACAAATCTTCGCTTCTCTCTTCGTCATACCATAAGATACGAAGATTTTAACTAAGGCATTGAACTCGGCCACCCATGGAGGGTGGCCAGGATTTTTATTTGTCACAGAAAATAACATCGAACCCATAGTAACATTCCAGGTACCAATCTTGAGGGTTGTTCATCATGTCGTATGATTCAGGATGGGAGCTCAAAGAGTAGCCCACGCCCCAATCATATGGGCCAGCTTCGTATGAAACTATAATCCCCTTTGGATTATCTTTGTGTGGCTGCTTGAAAATTTCCCAAGCTGGATCGTGGCCAACGTCTTTCGCATGTTTACAGAGCGCCTGGTATAGCAGCTCCGCAGCTTCTTCTTTACTCACCTTTTCTTTTGTAAAGTCCGGCAAGTATTTACTAGTTAATGTATCTATCATATACACCCCTTTCGTTTACAATTGTATAAGATAAATCTTATACAATGTCAATTAAAATCTTGCGCCTTGCAGCTACAATTCGGCTTGGTCAGTCGGACATGTAGCTGCTTGAGCCTTGCGGCTTAATCAAGAAGCTGCAGGTCGTACAAGCTATTAGCAGCTTCTTGAATAAACCAGGGGCCATAAGGCCCCGGGTCAAGGAGTGTTAATTGTGATACCCAATTGATGGGATCACTTCTACACCGTGCTCTTTGTCAGTTGTAAAAAGGACACCGTGGCCGTTGCCCTCATCATCCTGACTCGGTGTGATCCAATGTCCATCCTCAAAAATGATCCGAACATTGCGACCGTAGTCTTCGTAAAATATATCATCGTTTTCTTTTTCTGTATGATATCTCACGTCAACTATTCTTTTGCCAACTAGGAAAGCTCTCGCTCTCCTAGTCCACTCGGCTAAATTTTCTTTATCTGTCATTTGATCAAGTGGTTTCTTCATAATTTTTACCTCCATCAACTTCAATATCAACTATGACTTCATGTTCATTTCCATCTTCATGAACACAATCCCAATTAATACTTATATCTTTGAGGATTGTTTTTCTCATTCTCATTAATGCGTCAACGATTTGACGAGGACAATCCCAAGCAGTCATAAAGTTATAAGACAAAGTGCTTCCATTTTCCTCAACACGAGTATCAACAGAGTTCCACTTCGTCCCCCAATTATCAATGCTCCAATGATACCAATTATTTTTACCATGTTTTTCTTCTTCTTCTCTACCGAGCAATCCACGATAAATATTTTTTGGCATAGGAACAATGTTATTGAAATCAAAATCATTATCTTTTGACTTCAACATATTCTTCAATGTTTTGAGTTGCTTTTTCTTACCAACAAACAATACATTGTTTTCAGTCCAGTTAGGCATAATTCACTCCTTTGTTGTATAGTTTGGCATATTTTATACTCACGATGTTAATTCATCGAGACAGGTATATTTTTATAGCCGTTAGCCTGTAATGTTTCTTTCAACTTTTCATTGTCGGCAACCAAACTATTATTGACGTATAAAACTTTATGGGATATATGTCAATACATAATTAAAAGAAAGGGTTTGATTATGGAAAAGACGACAAACGTTGGGGGAACTTTTCTCCAAGGATATATAAAAGCAACATATGAACAGCTACTAAAAACATTCGGGGAACCTCATGATCCAAATGGTGATAACTATAAAACAGATGTTGAATGGGCTTTTGAATTCGCTGATGGTACAATAGCCACTCTTTACAATTGGAAGAATGGTAAAAATTATTTAGGTGCCGAGGGTCTAGAACTAAATGATATTTATGAATGGCATGTTGGGGGTTTCAGTGAAAAGGCAGTTGCTAAACTTCTAGAAAAATTAAGAGCATAATCAAGGGGGCATTGCCCCCTTATCTTATTTTCTAATTCTTGAGACCTTGCGCATCAGATCATTTATTTTATCTATCCATATTCTTTTTAACCATGCGTCTTCGGTCCTACCAAGCTGGTCTTCTAGGATCTGAACTTTATCCAATAGCATTTGTTCCATCTTTATCCTTTCATTAATAAAGCTGCAGCTCAAAGCTGCAGCTATTAGGTTTTTAATATTCACTAACTTATAGCTTTTTCTAATTCTTGTTTTGCTTCTTGATAATGTTTTTCACAAGCATCTATAAAAAGCTGCCTTTGAAAATATGAATTTTCAGAAGCGCAAAAATCGGCAATATCATTTATTAAATCACTTAAAGCCATATTACTTCCAAGAATTCTTGCAAGTTCTTTAAAATGTTTTTTTGTCATTCTTTTTCCTTTCTAATTATCATTCCAAGGGAATTCGATGTTTAAAAGATTGTCATCATTAAAGATGTGCATGAATACGTATAGTTTTGCATCATCATCACTTTTAAATTTATTACACTCATCACACTTTTGAACGTCCGGTTTGCCGGTCTCGTTAGTTGATAAGATAAAATAATTATCATCACATAAGTTACATTTGCACATAGTTTCTCCTATAAGTAATGCGGAAATATTATTCCAAGTATAAAGACAGCTAAACAAAATGCAAACCAGATAGATCCGGTTTGCATTAATACTTTTATAATTCTAGTAAGCATCTGCGTGTCTCAACTTTTCTTCTTCAAGTTCCATTGCCAACCACTCATCTGCAGCTTGTCTAGCTTGTTCTTCAGTTTCAATATCATATTGAGTAAAACAATTAACATTGTTTCCATCAACAAAGATATTGAAAGTAGCCGAGCCATTCCAAACAATGTCAATATTGTTTTCATATTTAAAAGTTATATCCATTCGATACCCCCAATTTTTAGACTTGTTAAAGTATTAAGATTGATTGACCTCCAAGCCTTTTTTGGCTCTTTAGTCTTTCTTAATATTGTAACGTCAATCACTTCTAATAAGTGATCTCTATTACCTTTTAATTTTCCACCACTAAAAAACTTTTCATTGGTGGGCAACTTACAAAGCATAGTTCTCTTCGTTTTATCTGCTTTGATAAACTCAACAGAAAACAATTTATTGTTAATTGCTTTTTTTAATATATCTTTTTTAAACATAGTTTCTCCGTTGTTAAAAGATAATTAACATATATTATCCCATATAATACATGTCAAGAAAATTATAGTAAATTTACTATAATATCTCATATAGGTAAACGGCTGAAATTCTAAATTGTTTCAATTTATTTTTATTTATTTTAGATACCTGTGGATAACTTTTTAATTAGTCTTGGTTCTAGTTCCATTCGTGAGGCTCATTTTGTGCTTCTTGCCAAATCATAAAATCACAGGAGGGACAACCCCTAAAAAGAGCGTAGCACAATATAGGTTATTGTATATATAAACTTTTGCACATACAGACTATATGGTATAAACATCTGATGTCCGAAGTAGAACAGTTTAAGCGTATTGTTAATTATGATAATATGACTCCTGAAGAGTTAGATACTCTCAAGAAAAAATTATTATTACGTAAAAAAACATTTCAATTAAAAACATTAGCCCAGAATAATTTTATAAAATTTGTGAAACAAGTATGGCCAGAGTTTGTAGAGGGGCCCCATCACATAAAAATTGCAGAAAAGTTTCAAGACTTGGCGGAGGGGAGGATAAATCGACTAATTGTAAATATGCCACCCAGACATACCAAATCAGAATTTGCATCATTTTTATTTCCGGCATGGATGATGGGCCGTGATCCACGGCTCAAGATCATTCAAACCACACACACAGCAGAACTATCCTACCGCTTTGGTAGAAAGGTTCGTAACCTCATGGAAGAAAATACTTTTCAAGATGTCTTTGATGATATCGAGTTGTCTCAAGATTCTAAAGCTGCGGGCAGATGGGAAACAAACAAAGGCGGAGAATATTTCGCAGCAGGTGTTGGTGGTGCTATCACAGGACGTGGTGCCGATTTGTTAATTATTGATGATCCACATTCCGAGCAAGATGCATTGTCTGAGACGGCAATGGAGTCAGCTTACGAGTGGTATACGTCTGGACCTAGACAGCGTCTACAACCAGGAGGCAAAATTGTTATCGTCATGACAAGATGGTCAACAAAAGATTTGACAGGTCAGTTGATGAAAGCACAAACAGACGTCAAAGCAGATCAATGGGACGTGATTGAGTTTCCTGCAATCTTAGAAGATAAACCTGTGTGGCCACAGTATTGGAAACTACATGAATTAGAATCGGTCAAAGCCTCACTGTCCGTGGCCAAGTGGAATGCACAGTGGCAGCAGAATCCTACCTCCGAAGAAGGTTCAATTATCAAAAGAGAGTGGTGGAACATTTGGGATAGGCCCTCCCTCCCTAGTTTGCAACATGTAATTCAAAGCTACGATACGGCCTATAGTAAAAAAGAAACAGCAGACTTTTCAGCGATTACAACGTGGGGCGTGTTCTTACATAACGAGACTACGCCTAATATAATTTTGCTTGATGTCAAAAAAGGACGTTGGGATTTTCCAGAGCTCAAAAGAATCTCGATGCAAGAATATAATTATTGGGAGCCGGAGACCGTGATTATAGAACAAAAGGCTAGTGGTACACCGCTCACGCAAGAGCTACGAAGAGTCGGAATACCTGTCGTAAACTTTACACCGAGCAAAGGTAATGATAAACACGTCAGAGTTAATTCAGTTTCTCCTCTCTTTGAGGCGGGACAAGTCTGGGCACCAGATGAGAAGTGGGCGCAAGAATTGATTGAAGAATGTGCAGCTTTCCCTTATGGTGATCATGATGATTTGGTAGATAGCACAACACAAGCTTTAATGCGTTATCGTCAAGTCGGATTAGCTGTGCATCCGGAGGATTATGAGGATCCACCGATGTTAGAACAGTTACCTATGGAAAGAAGTTATTACTGATGAGTATTGTCAAGGGATTCACGGTCGAAGGCACCAAGAAAAAGAAAACAAAAGAGGACAAAAAAGAAGCTTCTTTTGCAAATCCCAAAGCAAAGTATTATAAATTCGTGCAAGCCAAAGGTTTCAGTGCTATACAAAAGAAAAAACAAAAGAAAACTTTGATAACATAATGGCAGTAGATAGACCAATTAACCCAGAGAATACAGTTCCTTTAACTGATGAATCACCAACAGATGTTCAATTAGTTGAGGATATTGGTGCAGAAATCACACCTACAGAAGATGGTGGAGCTATTGTTGGGGCAATGGAAGAAGAACAGATTGCTGTTGACTTTCAATCAAATCTAGCAGAAGTTTTACCTGATAATGAGTTAAACAGTCTATCAAGTGAGTTAAGACAACAATATGAAGATGATAAAGAGTCACGATCGGATTGGATAGACTCATACACCAAAGGTCTAGACCTACTTGGTTTTAAATACAACGAACGCTCACAACCTTTTCAGGGTGCGAGTGGCGTGACACATCCACTATTAGCCGAGAGTGTTACACAATTTCAATCACAAGCTTACAAAGAATTATTACCGGCAGGCGGTCCAGTAAAATGTAATATCGTCGGAGATATAACTACAGAAGTAGAACAACAAGCACAGCGTGTAAAAGATTACATGAACTATCTGATTACAGATGAGATGGAAGATTACGATCCTGACATGGATCAGTTATTATTTTATTTACCACTAGCAGGGTCAAGTTTTAAAAAAGTTTACTATGATGCAGACTTAGCAAGACCAGTTGCAAAGTTTGTACCAGCAGAAGATTTAGTTGTTCCGTATCTTTCAACAGATTTAGATACCTGTGAAAGAGTTACACACATTGTAAAAATGACAAGCAATGATTTAAGGAAGGCTCAGTTTGCAGGATTCTATAGAGATATTGAACTAAATGATCCGTACGAGGAAGAATCAAAAACACAAGAAAAATATAATGACATACAAGGTGAAACTAAACCTGCTAACACAGACATCTATACTCTGTTAGAGATACACTGTGATTTAGATATTCCGGGTTTTGAAGACATGGATCAAGGTGAACCTACAGGAATAAAGATTCCATACATAGTTACAATCGAAGAGGGTTCAGGAAAAGTTTTATCTATCTATCGTAACTATAGACAAGACGATCCAACAAAAAGAAAAACAGAATATTTTATTCATTACAAATTTTTACCGGGTCTAGGATTTTACGGCTTTGGTTTAATACATATGCTTGGTGGTTTATCTAGAACTGCAACCGCAGCTCTTAGACAATTAATTGATGCAGGAACTTTATCAAACTTACCAGCAGGATTTAAAGCTAGAGGATTAAGAATACGTGATGATGATAATCCTATACAGCCAGGAGAGTTTAGAGATGTTGATGCACCATCAGGAGATTTACGAAATGGATTACTACCACTTCCATACAAAGGACCAGATCAAACTTTATTTGCATTATTAGGATTTGTTGTTGATGCAGGAAGAAGATTTGCTGCAGTAGCTGACGCAAAACTAGGAGAAGGCTCACAAGCAAATCCAGTTGGTACAACTATGGCTTTATTAGAGCAAGGCTCAAAAGTCATGAGTGCTATTCACAAAAGATTACACTATGCACAGAAAAAAGAATTTAGAATACTAGCAAGAATCGTCGCAGAATTTTTACCTCCAGAATATCCATACATGGTTGCCGGTGGAAATAGACAGATTAAACAAACTGACTTCGACAACCGTGTAGATATTTTACCAGTTTCTGATCCAACGATCTTTTCTATGTCTCAACGTATTACGTTGGCACAAACACAATTACAACTTGCACAATCTAATCCACAAATTCATAATTTATACGAAGCATACAGACGTATGTACGAGTCAATGGGCGTGCAACAGATTGATCAGATACTTCCTCCGCCACAACAACCACAACCAATGGACCCGGCAATGGAAAATTCACAAGTTTTAATGCAAACACCACTACAAGCTTTTCCTCAACAAGACCATATTGCTCACATTGAGGCTCATCGTGCCTTTATGTCGTCGTATTTAGTAAAAAATACACCAAATATTATGGCATTATTGCAGTCACACATCTCTCAACACATAAGTTTTGTTGCTAGACAAGAGATTGAAGCTAAAAACGCACCAATATTCCAGCAACAAGCTGCACAATTTGGTGGTCAACTGCCTCCACAACTACTTCAACAGTTCCAAACACAGAATGAAAGAGAAATTGCGCAAAGAATTCGTGAATTAACAGAAGAAATGGTGGCTGAAGAGCAAGAATACCTAGAGGGAATGACAAAAGACCCATTGGTTACGCTTAAAAAAGAAGAATTAGGTCTACGTGCGGAAGAATTAGAGCTTCGCGCACAAAAAGATGGAGAGAAACAAGCTCTTGAAGAACAAAAAGCTGCAATTGCAGCACAACAGAACCAAGAAAAGATAGATAACGCAGATAAACATGCAACAATTAGAGAAGGAATATCACTTGCAAAGTTAGGTGAAAGATCTTAACTATGAATTATGGAAACTGCAGAAGCAAGAATACAAGAATACTTTACTGG